TCCACGACGGACGCTGCCGATGCCGCATCCGAAGCCGTCGCTCAAACTGCCTCAGTCTTGGCAGATAGCGGCGCCGGCGCTGATGAGTTGGCACTAAATGATCGGGCCAACCCCAACCCTGTGACTCTTCAGATCTATCCGCTGCGTTCGTACATGGACGAGGGTGAGCTTCGTCGTCGCGGCGGTCCAGCATATACGGTGCCGCGCCGGCATGCGGAGGAGCTGGTGCAGCGGAATCTGGCATCGCTCGAACCGCTGAAGGAGTAAGGGTATGTCGGTCATCAGCTTGACCATTGCCCGGCATCATCTCCGAGATCCCGACGATGATGACGAATACCTGGAGCTCCTGATCGAGGCGGCAGAAGGGCAGGCTATGGACTATCTGAACCGTCGCTTCTACGCAGATCAGCAAGCGCTGGACGAAGCTGTCGCTGCCGACGATGCCGGCGAGTCCCCCATGGTCTGCAACAAGCAAATCAAAGCTGCCTGCTTGCTGATCCTCGGTCACCTCTATGCAAACCGTGAGGACGTTGTGATCGGAACTATTGCTACCGAGTTGCCCAAAGGCTCGGTGGCACTTCTGACACCGCACCGCATAGGGTGGGGCGTATGAGGGCTGGGCCGCTGCGTCATCTGTTCAAAGTGACGTTCAGGCATGAAGAGAGGAATAAGTCCGGGGGGGCTGTAGTGACCTGGCTTCCTGCTGCTCGACCTGAAATGTGGGGAGAGGTCCGGACCCCTAATGGTCGGGTAACAGCCGTGGCTGAGAAACTAAATGCTGTGGTCACGGCCGAGATCATCGGCAGACCGCGCCCAGACATTGTTGCCGGGACGCGCTTGACGCGACGTGGGGTCACCTACCAGGTCGAGGCAGTTTTACCGGACAACGAGAATTCCCTGATGAGGCTCCTTTGCTCATCGGTACCGAATCCATGAGGTGAAACTATGAAAATTCAAGCACTGGGACCACTGACCGGCGCTTCTGGCGAGCGCGAGAAGGGCGAAATCTTCGAAGTTGAGGATGAGTACGGCAAGGGCATGATCGCTCGCGGCTACGCCGTTGAAATCATCGAGAAGGCCGAAAAACCAGCGAAGGCCGCCCAGGCCAAGGAGTAGGCCATGGCGCGCCGGTCCAGTATCCGTGGCGATATCCGGCTGCGCCGGACGCTCCGCAACATACACCAGACGATGGACAACGAACTGCAGCCGGCCATGGCCAAAGCGGCTGCGCGCGTGCTGGCCACCCAGCAGCAGCTGATCCCGAAAGATACTGGCGCTGCGTCGGCGGCACTGCGGGTGTACGTCGCCCCCAGCGGGTTGGATGCCCAAGTCGGCATTAGGGGCAAGCGGGACAACCGCCGATTCTTCTACCTGCGGTTCCTCGAATATGGCACCAAAGGCTATTCCGGCTGCATGTACCAGCGAGCCGATCGCAACGCGGTTGGCGGTGTGCACACCAACAACCGCGACAAGTCGAAGCTAAAAGGGCGCCGCAATGCCTTCCGTCAGCGCGACACCAAGAACAAGTCGGATGGGCAGCACTTCTTCGGTAAGTACCCGGACATACCTGCCAGGCCGGCTCACCCGTGGCTGCGGCCGTCGCTGGACGTAAACCGCGAGTACGTGATGGCCGACCTTGAGGAAGCTGTCCGGCGCACGCTGCGCAAGGCGAGCCAGGGGGTAGGGAATGGCTGATCCATCGCTGGCCCTGCAGGAGGCCATCTTCGCCAGACTTCAGACCGAGGTCAGCTGCCCGATCTACGACGGCGCGCCGCTGAACGCAGAGATGCCGTACGTCTCGATCGACCGGGAGATATCAGTCAACAGCAGCCCGATCTCGGGCCGTAAGCGCGAAAACCGGCTGGTGTACCTGTCGGTCTGGTCCGATGCCGTGGGCCAAGCCGAGGTCAAGCGCATCAACGGCGAGGTCATCGCTGCCTTGGACGAGCGCCGCCTCCCACTGGAGGTGGGCCGCGCCGTCTCCGTTCGTGTCGAGCAGGCCGACGCTCAGCGCGATGCCGACGGCATCACCTACCAGGGCTCTATCACCGTCCGTGTGATCACCACCCATTGAATCAACACTGGCCGCGCTGCGGCTTCTATCCAACGTGGCTTTGGAGGATCCCCCATGCCCGCAGAAGACAACCTCAATACAGCCGCCGGCTGCCGCCTCTTCATTGGCGGAAAGACCGGTGCGACCACCAAAACCGAGTTCGAGGCCGACACCTATGTGCGTGTTGGTGAAATCGAAGACCTCGGTGAGTTCGGCGACACCTTCAGCAGCGTGACCTTCACGTCGCTCGAGGATGGCCGTGTGCGCAAGTACAAGGGCACGGCTGACGCCGGCGACATGACCCTCACTGTGGGCCTGGATAACGGTGACGCCGGCCAGAACGCGGTGAAGACCGCTCACAAAGACCGCAGCAAGGGTGACTACAACATCAAGGTGACCCTGAATGACGGCGACCCTGATGCCTCGCCGGCCATCAGCCCGACCACGTTCTACTACCGGGCAAAGGTCATGAACAACACCGTGGCTGCCGGTGCCGCTGACAATGTGGTCCGCCGCAACATCACCCTGGGCATCAACTCGGAAATCCTCGAGCTGCTGCCGGCCCCTGTAACCCCATAAGTGCCCGGGGCTACGGCCCCGGCCTCACAGGACCTGCCTAATGAACAACACGTTGCACGGTACCGTTACCGTCAAGCTGGGTGACGAAGAGTTCACCCTGACCCCAACCCTGAAGGCTGTGCGGGCGATCGAGAGCCGCTTTGGTGGCCTGCGCGGTGCTTCCCAGGCGATCAACTCGCTCAGCGTCGACGGTTGCGCCGCCATTCTGGTGGCCAGCGCCGGCCTTGACGAGAAGGCCGCCAAGGCAGTGCCAGAGCAAGTCTGGCAGCACGGCGTTCTCGATGTGTCGACGCAGCTGAACGCCTACCTGGTTGCGCTGTACAACCCACGCGGCAAAGAGCCGGGAAACGACCAAGCCGGGACGGCGTAAGCGTCATCGAAGATGGAAGTTACGTTGACCGGCTTTTTTCGATCGCTACGGGTTGGCTGGGCTGGGCGCCGGATGTTGCTTGGTGCACGCCGCTGCCTGAGCTTTTCATGGCACTTGATGCCCGGCTCGAATGGTCGCAAATGACCAACCCCTTCGGCAAAGGGAAGGCCCAAGGCGCAAAGCAGAAACCTAGCGCCTCGACAGTTGCCGACAAGCTGCGCCAGGCACTTACGGGCCGAGGCAAGTAACTCAATTCCCGCTCCGGCGGGTTTTTCGTTCTGGAGAATTACATGGCCGACCAACAGGTCCAGGGAATGCTGGTCCAGATCGAGGCGACCACCGCCCAGCTGCGTAGGGAGTTGGCCAATGCGGATCAGTTGGTCGCGCGGTCATCCCAGGCGATTGACCAGAGTCTGGCTAAGGTCGATTCAGCTTTTGATCGGGCAGGCGCAGCAGCGCAGCAAGCCGGCACTCTCATGCGCGGCGCTTTCGCGGCAGTGGCCGGCGCCGGTCTGATCGGCGGCATCATCCAGCAAGTTGATGCCTACGGGCAGATGTCTGACCGGATGAAGGCTGCAGCTGGTAGCGCAAGTGAGTACCAGTTGGTTCAGGACCACCTGCTACAAACTGCGCAGGAAACCTACCGTCCTCTGGCTGAGGCGCAAGAGCTGTACATCCGCACTGCTGACGTTATGCGTAGCCTGGGCTTTAACACCCAAGAGACGTTGGATATCACGGATAGCTTCAGCTTTCTGCTGGTGACCAACGCGGCTGCTGCAGATAAAGCCGGGTCGGCCTTGGATGCTTATTCGAAGGCGCTGCAGACCGGCAAAGTAGAGGCGGATGGCTGGGTGTCTATTCAGGACGCCATGCCGACCATCGTCAATGCGATTGCCACCGCCACCGGCAAGAGCGCCGAGGAGATCCGGAAGCTCGGCGTCGAGGGCAAGCTGTCGCTCGACTACATTAATACCGGCCTGCTGCGCAACGTGGAGGTCAACCGCAAGGCTGCGGTCGACATGTCCACCAGCGTGCAGGACGCGATGGTGAACATCAGCAACGCCATTCAGGCATTCCTGGGTGGCATGGAAGAGCAAACCGGCATAGTCGCAGGCTTTGCAAACGTGCTGATTGCGCTGGCGAACAACGTCGACCTTGTGGCCGTGGCCATGGGCGGCGTCGGTGCAGCTGCGCTGACCAACTACGTTGTGAAAACTGGGCTGGCCGTGCAGGCAGCGCGGGCTGACCGGGCAGCACGAGTTGCCCAGGCTGAGGCAACACTACAGGCGGCGATAGCAGATCAGCGGAAGGCTCAGACGGCTACCATTCTCGCTGAGCGGGAAGCGATTGCGGCGCGAGGCACCGCAGTTCAGACCCAAATGTCCATCCAGCTTGCGACCGCGCGGACAAAGGAGGCCGCCGCAACCGCCGCAGTAGCAACCGCTCAGTCTGGCTTGAAGGCTGCTTCAGCAGGTCTGCTTGCAGGCCTGGGAGGTCCGATGGGGCTGGCAATCCTCGCCGGCACCGCAGCGGCAAGCTTCCTCTTGCTTCGTGACAACGCGGACCAGGCTGGAGTCAGTCTGGAGGACATGCAAAAGCCCGTATCCCAACTGCGGGAGGAGTTCCAGAAGCTCAACCAGGACCAGCGCGAAGCTGCCCTGGTGAAATGGCATCAGGAGCAGATCAACGCTACGGACAAGGTCAAGGATGCCTACGGAGATCTTGCCCAGGCCATACGCTCTGCGACAGTGACAGCTCCTGTTCGCGACTCGGGCGGCCAGTACAATAAGCAGCTTGCCGAGTACCAGGGGATCATCGATCGGCTGAACGAGGCTCGTTCCTCTGGCGCCAACCTTGCCCCGATCCTCAAGGAAGTTGGTAATCGCCTGCAGTTGCCGGCGGCTACGTTGCAGAGCTGGATCACGCAGGCCGGCGCCGTCAGCGATGCGGATCAGCGCTCAGGTCTGATGGCCGAAACCTTGCGTGTCCTCACTGGTATCACCAAAGAAAACACAGTCGCGACCGAAGCGAACAATGCCGCGAAGAGCGGCATGAGCAGCGCTGGCCAGACTTACCTGGAAACCCTGCAGAAGCAGCTCGGCGGCCTGCAAGACAACAATGACGCGATTAAGATCGCAAACCGCTACATTGCCGAGAATGCGGACCTCACCGAAACAGATCGCCAGGCCATCCTGTCGGCAGCTAACGCCATCGAGGCGCAGAAAAAGGCCAATGACAAGGCGAACAAGTCCAAGCGCGAGGGGGAATCAAAGTCTGAGCAGGCTGCCAAGAAGCAGCTGACGGATTTCAAGGCGGCGGAAGAGGGCTACAAGCGCCAGATCGAGCTGATCAACACCACTGGTGACAAGCACAAGAACGCCACGGAAGTCGCGAAACTCTCCTTCGAGCTTCAGGAGGGCAAGCTTGGCAATCTGTCGAAAGCCCAGCAAAAGCGTCTGCTTGAGTTGGCCACCGAGCTGGATACCCTGAACAAGATCAAGAAGGCCAACGAAGACGATCTAAAGCTCAGCGCTTTCAAGGCTGCTCAGCAGGCCGGCACGCAGTCGGCGGTAAATGGCTATGCCCAAGAGCTGGCCGGTATTGGCCTGGGGGACAAGGCCCGCGACCGTATGCGGTCTGAGCTGGCGTTGCGTCAGAAGTATGTCGAAGACTTCCAGTCCCTGAATGAGCAGCGGAACACCGGGCAGATTGAACCGGAGCTGTATGCGAGCGAAACACAGGTCCTCCAGGAGGAGCTCGACAAGAGGCTGGAAGCTCAGCAGAACTACTACGCGGCGATTGATGAGCAGCAGTCCAACTGGATGAACGGCGTTCGCGAAGCGTGGGCGAACTTTGCCGACGAGGCACAGAACTATTCAGCCCAGGCTGCCGATCTGACCAACAGCACCCTCGGCAGCGCCAGGGGTGAACTGAGCACGTTCCTCAAGGATGTTGCCACCGGAGCGGAAGATGCTGGCGATGCGCTGAACACCATGTTGGGCGGGTTCGCAGAATCTGTCCTCAACGCGCTGGCCGACATGGCGGCGCAATGGCTGGTTTATCAGGGCGTGCAGATGCTCGTCGGGAAAACGACCCAGCTCAGTGCTGCCGGGATGATGAGCGCGAATGCCCAGGCAACTGCGTTGCAGGCCGGCCTCGCTGCCTTTGCATCTACCGCTGCTATTCCGATTGTCGGTCCCGCCTTGGCGCCTGGCGCAATGGCTACTGCGCTGACTATTGCTAACCCGCTGGCTGCGGCTGTGGGGATGACAGCGATGTCTGGGGCGGGGTTCATGGAGGGTGGCTATACCGGGAACGGTCGTCGAGACGAAGTCGCAGGCCCGGTTCACCGGGGGGAATACGTTTTTGACGCAGAAGCAACCGCCCGGATAGGAGTTGGTACTCTTGAAGCCATCAGCAATGGGCGTGCTGCTTTTATCGGCGGCCCAGGCAGTTCTTCGGTCGGCTCTGCCGATGGAGGTGATTCTGTCGGAGGTGCACAGCCCCAGGCGCAGTTGCCCCCTACCGTCAACTTGTACGAGGACGCCAGCCGCGCGGGTCAGGTTCAGCACTCCACTGGCCCAGATGGCCGTCAGATCTTGGATATCTGCGTGGCGAACATCAGGCAGGGTGGCCAGTTGGCCAAGGCATATGAGGAGTACTACGGGGCGAAAAGGGTAGGGAGATGACAGCAATTGCAACGTTGTATGCCTCCGGTGGCAGGGCTTGGATCATCCCCACCATTGAGCTCCGCTGCGCTTCCTGGCCAGGCCCCGTGTACATCTGTTCAGCGTTTGAAGATCTGGTGGCCACGACCGAGGACGGCGTTCTGGCGACGTTCACAGCGGCTGCCTTCGATGCTGCGTTGCCCAAGCGTGACAACAGCGGCAACCAGTCGCTGACCTTCGCGATCGATAACGTGACTGGTGTGGCTCAGCAACTTATCGATCAGGCGCTGGAAGCCAGGCAGAAGATCACCATGATCTTCCGCACGTACCTGTCGTCCGACTTGTCCGCGCCGGCGGAGAAGCCATACCGCATGAACGTGCTGAGCGGTTTCATGGAAGGGGCCACCGTTCAGCTGCAGGCCGGCTACTTCGACTTCGTCAATCTCGCCTGGCCGAGGCTGAAATACACCTTGGATAACGCGCCCTGCCTTAGGTACACCTGATGTTCGACGAATACCTGAACGCTACCTACGAGGATGGCGGGCGTGGCCCTGCGCGCTTCGATTGCTGGGGGATGACCAGGCTGGTGCGCCATGAAGTGTACGGCCTGCCGTTGCTGCCAAGCTGGGGCTACGTGCGGAGCAACATGCCCAAGGAGTTCACCCGGGCCGTAAACCTTGAGGCGTCGGCCATGGAGCGCTGTGAGCCGGAGGTTGGCGCTATTGCCTGCGTCTGGAGGGGCGATATCTGCATCCATGTTGCGTTAATCGTCGAAGTAGAAGGTCGGCTGCACAGCCTGGAGATGAAGGCCAGTGGGGCGACCATCAAGCCGCTTACGCGTTTTCAAGACCAGTATCTGAAAGTGAGCTATCACCGTGATCGAATTTTACCCGAGCAAGCTTGAGGGCTCTCCCCTGGAGCGTCACCGGACCGATCAGGTTACGACCATTGAGGGGTGGCTGGTTCAGAACGTCCCAGGCTATAAGCCACGCCAATCTCCGCCGATCAGCATCGAGCTAAACGGAGTGTTCATCAATCCTGAGGGTTGGGCGAAGACCGAATTTTCACCGCAAGACACGTTACGCATCTATCCAGAACCGAAAGGTACCGGCCTCGAGGTGGCGGTGTGGGCAGTAGTTGCCGCAGTGGTTGCCGTTGGCGTTGTCATGATGACCCAGAGGCCGCTGTCTACCCCTCGTAATCAGGGGCGCTCAGGGCAGAGCTTGAACTTGGCTAAGACCACTGGTAACCAGGTCAAGTTGGGTGATGTGATTCGCGAGGTCGCTGGCAGGACTCGCATCTTCCCCGACTACCTGGTGCCGCCTCGGCACTACTTCGTCAATGAAACTGAGCAATGGGTTGAGCTACTGCTTTGTGTTGGCGTCGGCGAGTTCGAGATCAACGCCACTGATGTGAAGATCGGCGACACCACCCTGGCTTCGCTCGGTAGCACTGCACGATACAAGGTATACGGGCCTGGTCAGTCTCTTGCTGACGAGTCAGCCCGATTGTGGTGGCATAACTCGACTGAAGTCGGCGCGACAAACACAGGGTCGGGCGGCCTTACCCTCACTAATACCACGCAGGTAGCACAGCAGTTCAGCGGAAACGCTTTATTGGCGGCCGGTCTCGTGCTTAGCGTTCCAGAAGGTGCGGGATGGTTCCCGTTTGGCTGGGATAGCGGCATGATCGCGCGCATCGAGCTGACCTATCCGTACACCTTCACCGCCCCGGTTGATGGTAGCGCGACCATCGTCAGCGGCCCGCATCTCCCCATGCTTCAAGCATTCGTCGGTATGCGGATCGAGATCGCCGGCGCCAATGCTGGAAACTATGTTGTTGCGAGCTACACACCGGAGGTGGCAGGCACCCCTGCTGTGCCTGGTAGCGCGTCGATGGTTACAGGAAGTGCTGCCCCGGCTCGATTCAACTTCGATGTGGTTCCTCTGAACTTCACCGTATCTCGAGGCTCAAGCAGTTTCCCGGTATCGCTGAGCGCGAATGTTACAAACCTCGCTGGCCTGGTTTCCGCAGTGAACGCCTCACTGGCCGGTACGGCGCTCGTGGCCAGTTCTTCGTCCGGGAGGCTGCGCATTGCTGAGCAGGCCGCGCCTTTCACCGGCTCGCCGTTGTCTGTCACTGGTTCTGTCACTGACATTCTCGGCTCGAGCCCTGCGTTCGTGACGGGCGTAAAGACACAGGCGGCCACGGATGGGCAGTACGCCCGCATGACCATGGCTTACGACGGTGGCGCTCCGGCGGTGGGGCTGCAGCCAGGATCGTTGCTTGCCACGATTGGCTATAGGGGGCTGCGTTACCGGATAACGGAAGTCTCCGATGACTCAGTGGAGGATGATGACAACACTCCAGCGGATGAGAGCCACGGGCCATCGGCAATCACGGTCGTTCGGCTGACTGACACTGGGGCAGTGGACGATGACTGGCTGGGCTTCGACGCCATGCAAACCAGTGATGTATCAGTTGCGCTGGACTCTTCCACAACCGAAGGCGACTGGGCCGGCTCGTTCGCGGTCTGTCCGGAGAATGAGGTTGTCCGTCGCGTTGAATTAGACTTCTTCTTCCCCGCAGGGCTGATTGCCTACTCGAAGAAGGGGCGTCAGGTTGAAGTAACCGTCAAAGTCGAGGCCCAGTATCGCGACATCAACACAGCCGGGGATTGGACAAGCGTTTTCTGGACCTTCAAGGCGGCTCGTCGAGACCAGATCGCATTCACCCGGGCAATCAACTTCCCTACCTACATGAGGGGGGAAATGAGGGTTCGTCGAATCGGTGAGGAATCGTCGGACAGCAATCAGCAAGACCGTGTGCAGTGGTATGGGCTCAGGGCTCGCATTGATAAAGCCCCGCTGCGTTATGAGGGAGTCACCACGATAGCGGTGTACGCGCGCGGCGGCACCAAGCTGTCGGCTCAGTCCGAGAGCCAGGTGTCACTGATAGCCACTCGCAAGCTTCCTGTTCTGGTCAATGGCGCCTGGTCGGAGCCTACGGCTACACGCGATATCGCGCCGTGGGCGTCTTACATATCGAAGTCGGTTGGCGCTACAGATGACGATGTAGATATCGAAGAGTTCGTGCGGTATGGCGCCATTTGGCACAGCCGTGGGGATTACTTCGACTTTTCTGTGGAGGAGGCTGGGACGGTCAAAGAGGCTCTAAACGATGCGCTCAGGGCAGGTTTTGCAGAGTTCACTCTTGAGCGAGGCCGGATAACTCCGATACGAGATGAGGCGCGCAGTCAGATCAAGAACATGTACACGCCACAGAACATGACGGGTTCGCTCAAGCGCTCATTCACCTTGCCAGCGCCTGATGACTTTGATGGTGTTTTGGTCAAGTACCGGGACCAGAGGACCTGGGCTGAAGAAACGGTGAAGTGCAGGCTTCCGGGCGACGCCTTTCAGACAGTGAAGGAGATCACGCTTGATGGGGTCACAGATCGCGACCGTGCTTGGCGCTATGGCATGCGTCAGCGTCGAGCCCAGGTCTATCAGAACAAAAGCTACAGCTGGGGCACTGAGCTTTCAGCGCTCAATAGCGGATACCTCAACTATGATGCAGTTGCCGACGACATTCCTGGCTATGCCCAATCGTCAATCATGACGGGCTTCACGGCAGGCGAGGGGCCCGTGGTCATCGAAAGCAGTGAGGCTTTCGCTTGGAGCGCAGGGAAGACTCATGTTCTGGCGGTTCGTCGCCCTGACGGTTCTATCAGTGGGCCGTGGACCGCTGCTCGTATCGATGATTACCGCCTTGCCATTCAAGCTATCGACTTCGTGCCAGATCTTTCATTGCAGATAGAGCCGCCGCACCTGTTGTTCGGGGTATCAACTCGCTGGTGCTACCCGGTTCTTGTTACATCAATAGAGCCAGGTGACTACTCGGCGGAAATGGAGGCCATTAACTACGACGTCCGGGTCTATGCGGACGATGACAATTTTGCCCCCGAGGATGCCTGAAAATGCTTTCACTACCCGAAGGTCTCCCTCTTCCGGTGGGGGATGACTATGGTTTCAAGCCTGTTAGCCCAATAGTTCGAACAACCATGGCGAGCGGGAGAGCCATGCAGCGCCGCCGATTCGGCAGTGTGCCAACACTTCTGCCGGTGACATGGCTGCTTTCCTCGGAGGAGGCAAAGATGTTCGAGGGCTGGTGCAAACTGAGCATCGGCTGGGTTGATTGGTTTCTCTGTCCAATAATGACCCCGATGGGTCTCAACCCTACTCGAGCTAGATTCACCGATATTTACGAAGGTCCCAAGTTTGTTGGAGAAGATCTATGGCGCTACACCGCCACCCTTGAGTTATTTGAACTTCCAATAGTAGATGAGGCAGCTCTCACGGAGTTGCTCCTCGGAATGCCGTTGCCGGTTATGAACGCTGCTTTAAACGCCGAGCTTCGACGTTGGTACACCAAGTCTTGGCCGGGCTCGCAGCTTGGTTGATTTTTTGCCCGCCCAGTGCGGGCTTTTTTATGCGTGGAGTTTTTATGAGCGGAGCTACTGACGTTCAGCTTTTCAACCAGCTTGTATCCAACGCTAACGCGCTGTTTCTGTCTGATGCGGATTTTGTAACGATCAATGGCGTTACAAAGCCCACACTGAGAAAGATTTACGCCGAGTTCCTTGCCAGCATGGGGACCTATACCACTGTGGCCGCCGGCCTGGCCGCCACCAGTGGCACCGGTACAAACAACCGGTTCTTCTCGGTGCCTGGCACGGGTGATGTGTTTGAAACCCGTTATCGCAACGACGCTGGGGTTGCGGTCGAGATCTCGTCCCTGCTGTCCTGGCTGGCGGATACGCTGACCATCAACAAAGGCAAGGCCTACCCGCTTCGCCAGATGAACCGCGGTGGCGTGACATCCCCAGCAAACCCGGTGATGGACCGCTTCCTGCTGAACTGCGAGGTGCTTGGGGCGGACCTGAACAAATACTACCTGATCTCTTTTCAGAGGAACGGATCGAGCATCGGCGGAAGCTATGAATTCGGGTGGATTCTTTACGAGGCCGACCCCGCTACATATGCATCTACCGGCGCAGTTACCGAGATCCACTCGCATACCAATCCGGCGCCGAACATCAATCGTGCCGGCGGAGTCCAGACGCTGATCGTTACGCCGAATCTGCGGCCAGACATTCGTTTCAAAATCGTGGTGGATGCTAGCCAACTCCCGGCAGCAGGAACTGCGATCGACTCCAACAGCACCGGCGCCGCCGGTCGAAGCTGGATCGTAGATCCCTCTCGATATTCTGCGCCGCCGGTAGTGCGAGACGACTCGCTGACCATCAACAAAGGAAAAAACTACCCGCTTCGGCAGAAGACTCGTGGCAGCACCTCAGGGGCAATCACATCCCCTGCAAACAGTACTATGAACTCCCTGCTACTTGGGGTTGAGATCACCGGTGCGGAGGCAGGGAAGTACTACCTGATCTCGTACCAGCAGAATCAGCAAAGCATCGGCGGAGACGCTGATTTCGGGTGGATTCTGTATGAGGCTGATGCTGCAACCTATGAGACCACTGGCGCTATTACCCAGATCCATGGCCACGTAAACCCTGCGCCGAACATCGACCGGGCCGGCGGCGTGCAGACCATTACGGTTACACCGCAGTTGCGTCAAAACATGCGATTTCGGATTACTTTGGATGCATCTGCCTTGCCTCCAGCCGGAACTCCAATCGACGCCAACAGCACCGGCGCCGCCGGTCGAAGCTGGATTGTTGATCCCTCCTGCTACTTTGTCGCAGACAGCCAAGCTGTGGCGAGCAAGCAGCTCCAGGCCGGGCGCATGTGGGTTGAGGGGGAGACCACTGGCAACAACTTTGATTTCGTCTGGTCGCACGGTTCGAGCCAGATGTTCATGCTGAAGTTCGGCCCCAATCAGGTCAACCAGCTGTTCAACTTCAAGGGCTGGAAAATTGCGCCGCTCACCACCGTTTCGTCAGCGGCATGGGAGGATCTAGGTGGGTGGAATACGGATTGGTTTCCCCCGATGACCATTGAAGCTGTGAAAAATGGTGATGGTGGGAAGGGGCAGTACACAGGGGGTGGGCATTGGGACGAATCCGACCCCACCCAGCAAACGCCGACCGCGAAAATGGACAACCTCAAATGCTCCGTCAACGGCCAGATGATGTCATCCGGGCAGGTCTATTCAGGGCCAGCCAGTGAAGCGACTTTCACTTGGACGGCGGATCTTATGGCTCACAACACGCTGACCTTGAAGCGTTATGTAGGTCGGCAACACTTTACTTTGCATGTGAAGCCTGGTTCTGCAGAGCTAATGGTTGAGTTTGAAGCTTTGGAGGAAGTCATTGCGCAGATAGACAACGGCCCGCAAATGGGGGTTTACACTGCTTTCCCCGAGTGGGTCCATTACCTTGGCGATAACCGTGGGCCACTTCTTCAATCGAATCCAGACTCCGTGAACGCGCAGAATAAGACTCTTGCGCCGGAGGTATTCGCGGCAGTCTGCTACCACCCTACACGCGGTTTTTGTGCCAGCTGGCTGGATCGCACCTATGAGGCGGGTGATGGCCGTTACGTATCACCAACCCTGCCATTCGCCAGGCGCAATAGCGGTAGCTGGAAGTTCTACCAAGCGGTGATTTCCGGCGTGCACACCACCTTCCAGCCGGGGCAGGGCTACAAATGGCGTGGTGGTTATGCCGTTGCCCCCAATGAATTTGCCGCTGGCGACGTGAACTGTGGGTTCCTATATCACAAGGGCGGTAAGCCATGGTTGGCTTGGGGTCTTGATGCTGACGGTGGCTCGGGACGAGTGAAGCCGGTCCCCTCGGTTGCGGGCCGCACAGTTGGAGGTAGTGTAGTAGGGACGAGAGGACTGAGCGTTGCAGCTGCTGCTTATGCGTTCGGTAATGCAGAGGTGCAGTGATTGAAATAGAAGAGCCCGCAAGGTGCGGGCTCTTCTAAGGCGTCTAAGGATCAACAGTCAAGGTCCGGTGCCTTAAGCGTTAAATTCCTTCTGCGCCGACTTGTCCTATGGAGCGAGCGGATGGTGCCAAGGCAGAAACTGCCTGAGGGACCAAACCCGCCTTCAAAGCCGATCGACCGATAATTTCAGATCCAATCATGCTGAGATGCCAAGGGTCATAATACAAAAGGGTTTCTTGGTCATATGCTGAGCATGTGCCTTTTTTGCAAATTTGCGAGCGAATATCGAAAGTTGTTACGTTAGGGTATTGGCTTGCCAGCTCTTTCAAATAATTGTTTGTGTCGCTGTCTCCAGTGTCTGCTTTGACAGCAGAAGCTGGGCAGTCCATGCCGGGTATGCGAAGGGCTTTCGCAGTGCACATTCTGTCTAGCCCGACGAAGACGGGAACATTGAGTGCAATGATTACCTGGTTGCCATTACCTGCTAGCTCAGCGATGGCCTGCGCAAATTTTTCTCTGCCGGTTTTACCAGTATTTGCATAAATTTCCCAAGACGCACCAATAATGACTGTCTTGTAGTTTTTAGACTCGGCGAACGCTTTCTTATTGAAATCGGCGCACGACTTAACCCTGTCCTGAGAAATCAGGCCGGATGCATCCAGGACTGGAGGGCAGGACGAGTGTGAGATATTTCGTATCGAAAAGTGCTGAGCCTCACCTACAGCCTTTAAGTACCCCACATAATGCGCAGCGTTAGAGTCACCCCAAAGCAGAGTCTCCGGAGCAACCGACTTATCGCCATTTACGCATTGATCCTCTGTCCATTTGACCGGGTCGTACTTCATCATTTGGCAGTTAAACGGGAAGCGGCTGGCTGGCTTGGTGTTGTAGTCATGCTGAGAAATCAGCTTTCTATATTCATGGCCAGAGGTAGTAGGCCAGTAGCCCTTGTTGTTGATCAGGACGTAGCCTGTGACTATTACTCCAGCGCTCGCTGCAAAGATGGGGCCTGCTTTGGTGATAAGCCAAAGGGGGCTTTTGGATCTGAATGGGGTCTCGATCAGGTGGTACGAGATTAGGGTAAGTACCCACATGAGGGCGGCGCATGCCAGGCCGCCCACGAGGGTCGGTTCACCGTAGGCGTAACGGTAGAAAGCGAGAATCGGCCAATGCCACAAGTAGAGCGAGAAGGACCGAAGGCCGATGTAGCGAGCCGCCGAACTGCCAAGAGCCTTGGATAGCGGGCTCGCCTGGTTGGTGCCTGCCAGAATCAGCAATGCTGCTCCGACCGAAGGAATGATCGATCGTACGCCAGGGAATCCGTTTTTCTCATCCAGCAGTACCAAAGCTCCTGCAACCATCGCCAGGCCAACTACGCCTGCGATGTTGGCTACGGTAGTCGAAATGCGACGGGAGTCTTGCCACAAGAAAAGAAGAGCGCCCACCAGCAGTTCGCCAGCCCGGGATGGCAGCATGTAGTAAGCGAAGGATGGGTCGCGTGCCAGGAAGTATTCGCTCACCGCAAACGAAGCGATCGCAAGCACGACACCGGTCGCAGCCAGCAGTCGCTTGCCGCCGATCTTCATGGCGATGATCATCAGCGCAGGCCATACCATATAGAACTGCTCTTCAACGCCAAGCGACCACATGTGCAGTAGAGGCACTGTGTCTGACGAGGCAGCGAAGTAGCTGGTATCTAGGAACAGCCAGAAGTAAACGTTGGCGGCGGAAAGTGTGGCGCCAATAGCAGATTCCGAGAGCGTCTTAACGTCCGCCGGAAGCATCAAGAACGATCCGGCAAGCAGGGTGGCCACTGTCACGAACGCAGCTGCAGGCAGAATTCGGCGAATCCGGCGTCCGTAGAAATCACCGAACGAGAAGCCTTTCCCTTGTCCGTAGATGATTCCGGTAATGAGGTAGCCTGAAATCACGAAGAAGACGTCGACCCCAACAAACCCGCCCGGAAGCCACTGTTTGTTGAAGTGAAAAAAAGTGACGGCCAGAACGGCCAAAGCCCTCAGCCCGTCTATGTCGGGGCGATAGGCTAGGTGTTTGCCTTGCATTTTAGAATTCCCTTTCATGGGTCCGCTTAATAAGCGCCGGATCATACCTTTTTGCCCGCATTCGCGGGCTTTTTTGTGCCTGGAGAAAACCAATGGCAACACCACGCGGTGTACGCAACAACAACCCCGGCAACATCGATTTCAACCCACGGAACGCTTGGCAGGGCCAGCTGGGCATGGAGGAGGGCGTGGCCAATCCGCGCTTCGCTCGCTTCGACCACCCTGAAAACGGCATTCGCGCCCTGGGCAAGCTGCTGATCAATTACCGCGGTAAAGACGGCATGCCCGGCGTGGGCGGGAAGGGCATCGACACCGTGCTCGAAACGATCAATCGCTGGGCGCCGAGCAACGAGAACGACACCCAGGCCTACGCCGCAGCCGTGGCCAAGCGCCTGGGCGTTCGCGCAACTGACCCGATCGACATCAGAGACCCGGCCACGCTGCGCGGGATGGTGCTCGGCATCATCATCCACGAGAACGGCGGCAACCCGTACCCGTCGACGATCATTGAAGAGGGTATCCGGCGGGCTTTGTCATGAGTGCTTGGCCTGCTATGGCTGCCACTGTGCTTGTGCTTCTCGCGTCCCATTGGGGCGCCTACCAACACGGCATTTCGGTAGAGCGGGCGAAGAGCGGTCAGATATCAGCGCAGCGGGACAGCGGCGACCGCTTGGCCGAGGTAATCGGCGAACGATCGGCGCGCCAGGAAGAACACCGGAGCGCTGACGCGCAGCAAGAGGCGAGGGTTAAAGGGCATGAAGAAAGAACGATTGCTGATGCTGGCGCTGCTGACGCCGATGCTGCTGGCCGGCGGCTGCGCAGTGACGCCAGCCAACTCGCTGCCACCGTCCATTGCCCCGGCCCGGATACCGCCGCTGTCGCCCGAGGCCAGGCAGCCACCCGCGCCGCCATGGTGCTCTCCGACCTGCTCGCACGGGCTGACACTCGAGCGGGAGAACTGGCGAAAGCTTATGACCGAGCCCAAATAGCAGGCCAACAGTGCGAGCGAGAGTACGACTCGTTGGTAAGGCGGCCACCGCGATCATAGCTCTGCTTGGAGGAGCGTGACCATGCGGTCAAAAAGAAGTGAATTTTTCGCCCGCTTTGTAGCTCCATTGACGGTGATTCTATGGAGGAGAGTCCAATGGCAGAGCACAAACTTTACATAATTGAGTATGAGCTTCACGGTGATTACCGGACCTTCATCATCCGGCAGGGACGAATGGACAACGTTGAGGCTTGGCATTGGGCGAGTTGCGATGCTGGAGTTGGCGTAATTCCCAGGTTCGGTCAGCACAACATCAAGAAGGTCAGTCGCCCAATGGCTGAGCGCTATGGGATCTCCAAAGTGCGGTGGCGCCCTACTGGGCAAGGCCCTGAGTTTGTGGCGCCTGCAGTTGATATGAAGAAGTTTTCCGCCGCTCCTTGAAGTCCACACCCCTGAGAGGGTTTGCCAGGGCGGCATCCGCCCTGGTGCTCCCAGTTAATGTGGCCAAATGCCGCCATCGACTGATGATTCTGAAGCTGAAACACTCATAGCATCAGCGTAGCTGGAGAGCCAGATGAAACTTGACCTGGATCAGCTGTCTTTGTCAGGACTGACTCTAGTAGTTGTCGAAGATGATGAGATTCTTCGAACATTGCTGGTAGCAATCTTGGCTGAGATGGGGGCCACTTGCGTGGCGTTCGGCAATGCCGAAGACGCCCTTATTCATCTCCTTGCATCTCAGGGCGCCTGCTCCCTGATGATTGTCGACCACTTTATTCCAGGTCGCATCAAGGGAATGGAGTTTATCTCTATGGTTCATGAAAAATGGCCAGGGGTCCCAGCGATTTTGACCTCCGGTTCGCCTTTGGATGTGTCGACTATCACACCACCTGTCAGCTATCTTTTTAAGCCTTGGTCCATCGAGGAGCTTATTACGGCTACCAGCCGCGCGCTAGCATCGGCTACGCGTATCAGCTCAGACCCCTAA